GTGGCATTAAATCCTCTACCAACATTGACATCACCATAGACACTCCGGACAGCAGTACATTTAATTGGCGATTTGGGGCGGACGGTGATCTAACATTCCCAGATAATACTGTACAGACAACGGCTTATACTGGTAGTACCCTAACTACAGTGGCCAAGACTGGTGTGATATTGCCAACAACTACTGGCATACCTTTAACCTTAAGCGGCGGTATGACTGGGTTAGGCGTTGCGGATGGCACATACGGTCCATTTACTCTAGGCGGCGTGACATTTAGCGTGACTGTTGCTGGCGGCGGAATCACTGGATATATTAATATTAGTTCAACTACTTCTTATGCTGTAAATGCTACTATTGGACAACTGACCAGCGCAGACCTAGGTGATTCTCCGGGGAATACTACAAACGTTAATGTTGATTCGGTAGTACAAGCAACACCAACAGCCATAGACTTAACTAAATCCGTCAACAAACTAACTGACGGTGTTTACACACTAGCCGACGGTACTGAAGGACAGATCATGTATCTTGTTGGACAGACTGGAGCAATTTCTACAGAAGTAGGAGTTACGGTGGCTAACTATAGGGTCAACGGATCGGAAAACACTGGCGGACTATTATTGCCATTTAGAGTATACGATTATTCTGATGAAAGTTATTATGATAGTTTTAGTAACATCTGTACTTTAATCTTTACAGACGGTGCTTGGCAACAAAGTGGCGGAGCGTGGGATTAATAATGGAGCTAGTCAATTTTAATAAAAACAACATAAACTTTTCACTACCACGCGATCAATATGATTCTAGAGATTTTATCTATAATAGAACAAAAGTGACTAGTGTTAACTACATCGATTTTAGAAATGAATGTAGTCCTATTGAAAATCAAGGGCAACTAGGCAGTTGCACAGGCCAAGCCATCGCAGGTGCAATTGAATGTATTAATAGAAGATCTAGAAAAAATCACGATGTAAGCAGACTGTTTATCTACTATCAAGAACGTGTCCTAATGAATACTATTAACGAAGACAGCGGTGCAACTATTAGAGATGGAATAAAATCAGTTAGTAAATGGGGTGCTCCTCTTGAAACTTTTTGGCCTTACAACATTAAACGATTTGCACAGGCTCCTAACAAACAGGCCTATACAGATGCTTTAAAAAGAAAAGTGACAGAATATCGTAGAATTGTAACATTTAGCGATGTTATAAATGCTGTTTCACAAAAAATACCTGTTATTTTTGGATTTGCAGTATATGAAAGCTTTGTCAGTGACAAGGTAGCTTACACAGGTGTAATGCCTGATCCTAGTGCAAGTGAAGAATTTTTAGGAGGTCATGCAGTAATGCTAGTAGGTTTTGATAAATCTAGCAAAAGATTTATAGTTAGAAACAGTTGGGGAGCCAACTGGGGATTGAAAGGATACTTTTACATGCCATTTAGTGTGGTAGAAAATTCAGATTTATCCTGGGATTTTTGGACTATAACCAAAATACAAAATCCTTGATTACCCATTATTCCAATTTTTGATAAATAAAAAAAAGAGAATAATTATGCCAATAGACACAATTAACCTAGGAAACTACGCCAACGATGGTACTGGTGATGATCTCAGAACTGCATTTAACAAAGTTAATAGTGCATTCACAACATTGAATGAATTTATAACTAATAATGCAGGCACAGTAAACACTGGATCTGCAGGTCGACTAGCATACTATCCATCGAATGGTACTACAGTTTCTGCAACTAACAACAACCTATCATGGAATAATGGGCTAGGACTGTTAGTTGTAAATCAAGTAAATGCAAATAACATTGAATCTACAGTATATGGAATTGATGTTAGAAACTTACTATCTTGGGATTTTGGTAGTTTTGGCAATAATTTTGAAAATCCAATACAGTATTTACTGACTCAGCAGGATATTGATTTTGGGTCATTCATTCCTACATCGTTTGATCAAGATATTACTCTTGATTTTGGAATATTTTAATTAGGAGATTACGATGGTTTTAAGAATTAGACAAGGATTAGAAGCTGACAGATCTTCATTTACTCCTGCTAGTGGGGAACTTATTTACACAACAGATGAAAAACAAGTTTATGTAGGTGACGGAACAACTGCTGGTGGTAATCTAGTCGGTGGAGAAGGCGGCGGCGGCGCAAGTAATTTAAATGGACTTTCTGATGTACTTATTTCAGATCCTGCAAATGGTGAAGTTTTAAAGTACGACGGAACTAAATGGATCAACGACACTGATAATAGTGGGTTGACAGAAGAAGATGTTCAAGATATTGTTGGTGCAATGTTCACCGACGGAACTTATTCAAACATTGCATTTACCTATCAAGACGGGTCTGGTGTAATTGATGCTACTGCTAGCGGTGGTGGCGGTGGTAGTGGCACTGTTGCTGTAGGCGCACAGGGTCGTCTAGCCTACTATGCTCTTACTGGTAGCACAGTTTCAGACGTTGGGTCAGGCGTTGAATGGGATAACGACAATAATGTCCTTACCATAAACGGAATTGAACTTGATGGACCAAATGAGACTATTACTGCGCTTACTAGCAGTGTCTTAACTTTGAATAGTATAGTAACTATTGATCAAGGTATTGGTAAAGTTACTATTAATAACTTAGCTCTTAGCGGAAGTTCTATCAGTACTGAAGATTCAGGATCTATTGAGCTTTCAAATGTTGTACATGCACTTAGTGACGTGTTTGTTGACGGTCAGATCATTGTAAGCGACAACTATCATGTCGATGCTAAGGGGTTTGAATACGATGGCGACATCGCTATTTTACCTAAAGGCGGAAGTGGTCTATTACAGGTAGGTGGTATTTTAGATGATCAAATCTACGGAGCAAAATTTGAAGTAATAGCTGCCGAGACTCAAGTAGGTGGTAGTCCTATCTACGGTGGTAACTCAATGGCTACATTTATGAGTTACTTTGGTGAGCTAGGTGACCCTTCAGTGGCTGCACCATCAGTGGCTATTGCTAGAGCTAGAGGCACTCCAAAAACTCCGCTACCAGTGCAGTCAGGGGACAATGTGGGTATTCTATCATTTAACGGATGGGACGGAGATAATTTTACAATCCTCGGTGCATTAGGAGCAATAGCTTCAGGAAGTGTTGGTAGCAATTTAATTGAGGGAGCAGTAGGACTTATTGTACAAACTCCATCTGGTATTCCTAAACAGGTATTTTCAGCTAATGGAGCTACAGAAATAAACGAATTACAAATGAATCATAGAATGTCAGAGACAGATCCTATGACATTTGTTACAACTCCATCGAAAAGCTTATATTTTCAGACTGCTAGAGTAAAATTTAATCCATTAACTAGTGCTGAAAGAGATGCACTAACAGGTGTAGAAGTTGGAGAAGTAATTTTTAATACAACTGCAACTAAGTTGCAGGTATGTACAGCAATAGGACCAGTTGTTTGGGATGATCTAAACTAAGTAAAAACAAATAAAAAAGCGAGCTTAGGCTCGCTTTTTTTATGACTAAAATTAAATCCAAATTACGGTAAATATATTATTATAGGAATAGATATGAGTTTACTACCGTCATGGACTGTTAAATCTGGTTACAAATTTCCCAGCATCGAGGAGAGATCGGTAGTCGATTTACCTTTGCCGTTAGACTTCAGTAATCTTGATGCAGGCGACGACAGTACAGAAATAACCTTTACAAAAATATCAGGAAATCTGCCGCCTGGGCTAAGATTAGAAGGAAGCCACATAATAGGCACACCATTTGAAGTTGCTAGACCAACAGATTTTGAGTTCGTTATTAGAGCCAGTAGAGGCTCTTTAATTTCAGACAGAACATTGATAATTCCTATTAGCGGTGCAGATAATCCTGTTTGGGTCACTCCCGAAGGAGATTTACCTATCGGAACAAATCAAAATTACTTTATTTTAGATAGTAGTTTTGTTGACTTTCAATTGTCTGCTACAGATTTTGACACTGCAACAGGACAGACTTTAAAATATTTTATATCTAAAGGTGCAGGAGAATTGCCTCCTGGATTAATTTTAACAGAAACTGGAAGAATAACAGGATTTATTCAACCAGCATTGATTATAAAACAAACAGATGATAAGGGTTACTATGATCAAGGACCTTACGACAACACAGCCTACGACTTTGGCTATAGGTCTAGTAACGGTTATGACAGCTTTGTTTATGATAGCGTATTTTTTGACTTTGCTAATGCATCCACAACACCTAGGAAATTAAATAGAAAATATCAATTTATTGTAAGTGTAAGCGACGGCGATGTTAAATCTCAAAGACGATTTAATATCTATGTTGTTGGAGATGACTTTTTAAGGGCAGATAACGTTATTACTACAGCAGGTAACGGAGTGTTTACTGTTGATAGTACTTATTTAAGATCTCCGTTATGGTTAACAGCAGAGGATCTAGGAACACGTCGGGCTAATAACTATCTTACATTTCTTCTTGACATATTCGAAGGACCAGGAATTGTTGATCCAGTATTCTACAATTACGAAACAGTTAACAGAAGTTGGGTTGCAGAACAAACATTTGATAATCTAATAAGAAAAACAAACACTGTCACTGTAACACAAACAAGTTCTCATGGACTTAAAACAGGAGACAAAATTAAGATTATCAGTGACTTACCAAATTTAACTGTAGATTCTGTCGAAGTAACTGTTATCAATTCTAAAAAGTTTAGATTTCAAAACAGAGGAAAACCGTATGTAGGGGAATGGCAACCTGATACCGTTTATATTTTTAATCAAATAGTTTTACGTGAAACTAAATTATATCAGTGTGCTGACGGTCATACATCTAGTAGTAATTTTAACGACGATAACGATCAACTTTACTGGATCGAAGTAGCTAACTCTGTATCAGATCTTGGCATGTTCAGCAAAATTTATGATCTCAACGAACGTGCAAGTTATCTAGGAAAAGATTATATTTGTAAAATTCCTCATATTACCGGTCTTGGATTTCAAAATGTTCAATGGGATTTATATGGATTACCCCCAGGAATGAATTTTGATTCCAGAAATGGAGAAATCTTTGGTGTGGTTCCGTATCAATCGGCTATAACTAAAAATTATAAATTTACCATTACTGCAACAAGATATAGTTCAGGCACTGAAACTGCGTCAACTTCGAGAACATTTAGTGTAAAAATTCTTGGAGAAATTGACACTACTATGTCTTGGATCACTGATAGCGACCTAGGCAGTTTGCAAGCAGGGTACTTTAGTATAAACAAAATTGAGGCAACTTCAGTAGCTAAAAACCCAATCATCAAATACTCTATTATAGAGGGTGGTTTGCCGCCGGGCCTAAGTTTAAACTTAGACGGGGAAATTGTCGGTAGAGTAAAACAGTTCCCTGATAGTCCTTTTCCGTTCTCAGCATTAACAACATTTGATGAAGGAGACTTTACACTAGACGGTGGAACTACTACTATAGATCGAGTATTTAAATTCACTGTTTTAGCACAAGATCAATATCTATACAGTGCTATAACAAAAGAATTTTATATTGAAATTACAACATCAAATAACAAAAGGTATAGTTATATTTTTGTTAAACCATTTTTATCATTGGATCAAAGACAATCGTTTAATAGTTTTATTAATAACGCCAACATTTTTCCTCCAAATAAAATATGGAGATTAAACGACCCATCGTTCGGAGTTCAAAAAGAACTTAGAATGTTAGTCTATGCCGGAATAGAAACAAAAACAGCAGCTGAATATGTAAGTGCTATAGGTTTAAATCATAAGAAAAAAAGATTTATATTTGGCGAAGTTAAAAAAGCATTTGGATTATCTTCGGCTCTAGATAGAGACCTTTCTGACGATGAGTTAAAAAATTCTAAAACAATTTTTGAAGTAATATATGTTGAAATAATTGATCCATTAGAAGTTAATAAAAAGAACTTGCCTTTAGAAATTTTAACTAAGTCAGTAGATACTCCGCCAATAACTGTAGATAATTCTAGTCTCCATTGGTATGGAGAAGATAGAATAGATGATTTAAATCGAAAAGAGCCATATGCATTAAGGCCAAATACAAGAATAACTATTGATCAAACAAACTTATTAGTAAGCGATAATAATCCTCGAAAAAGATATCCTAACAGTTTAAATAACTGGCAGAATAGAATAAAAAATATGCCCAATGCAACTACTGAAAGAAATTACTTATTCAGTTGGATGAGAACTATTCAACCTGGGACAAAAAAGGAACTAGGATATATTAAAGCAGTTGTACTTTGCTACTGCAAACCGGGCGAAGGAGATTTTGTGTTGCTTAATATAAAAAACAGTGGTTTTAATTTTAGCAACCTAGATTATACTGTTGACAGATATTATATTGATTCTGTTTTAGATGATCCTACAACAGCTGGTAAATATATCGCATTTAAAGATGATAAGGTAACTATAACATGACAAGTGAAATAAACGTAGAAGGAATCGCAGATGATTACCCTCGTCCTGGACAGGATAATAATAGTCAAGGTTTTAGAGATAATTTCAGTTACATAAAAATTGCTCTAACAACAGCAGCAGGCGAACTTAGTGATTTACAATCAAAAGTTGTTTTAAAAGAACCCCTTATAGGTGACATAGCAGTCGATAATGATCTTTTAGGGAATACAATTTTTAATGGAATTTATTCCGAATTTCACGGTAAAGTACATGGACCTATTAATACTAACGGAACTGTAAATGTAAGTTTAGTAGATGGACCATATCAAGTTTTTAACGCCATAGCAAACACAACATTAAGATTCGAAGACTGGCCTGAGGAGGGATGGTCAAAAGTAACTATAGAACTTAAAGGCAATCAAGAATCTGAATATACAGTAAATTTTAGTACCGAAGCCGGTGGTACTATTAAAAAAGAAAATAGTTTTCCTAACCCATTTACACTACCTGCAACAGACACCACTAGATGCATCGAAGCGTGGACCAGAGATGGCGGTAGTACTGTTTACTTGAAATATCTAGGAGACTGGTGATGCACCCATTAGCAATTGATTGCTCCGGACTAAAAGATTCTGAAATTGAGAATAAAATACAAGAGTTATCTAAAAAATTCTGGATGACTCGAAACCCGGAAATTCAACGCCAAATCTCACAACTACTAGACTATTATAAAATGGAAATAAACCATCGTCGTGAAAAATTTTGGAAAGAACAAAACGAAAAACGTGATACAGATCTTGACAAACTGATAAACATTAATTAAAATTATACTATGTATTATGATAATTTTAAGAGACCAGTATTCGGCGAATCAGATATTATAGAAATCTTGTATGAAAAAAAGTTAAGCTGTCTTGATGACATATTAGTAACATCAGGCGAAGATATCGAAAAGTTTAATTCATTAACCGACAAACAGTTAAAAATTCATTCGGACTCTACTCTAACTCAAGAAGAATTTGATTTAGAAAATCAAAAAAAATGGTTTATGCCCAAAGAATATCAAGAAATGGACATTGAAGCGTATCTAGTCCACGTCTGTCCACAAGAAAACTATAATCGATTAATTGAAGAACTACAGGCATTTAGAGAAAAAAAATTATTGGATCTACTAAGATGGCTTAAATATTTTGTCGATACAGCTAAAAAAAATAATGTAGTTTGGGGAGTTGGTCGAGGAAGTAGTGTATCCAGCTACGTTCTTTATCTTATCGGAGTTCATAGAATAGATAGCGTAAAGTATAATTTAAGCTGGCAAGAGTTTTTAAGATAAGGAGATGTTATGAGTATGAAATCACCAGGACGCACAGTTTATAAAACTATGCAAGGAAAAGAGATTGATTTAGAAAAATTACGTAAGAAAAACGAACTTACATTAGCAGTCGGTAATGTTAGAGTTAATGCCCGAGGAGACGAGCTCGGACCTGGCGGTAAAATTGTTAAGAAAAGAGAGGACGTTGTAAAAGAATATTACAGCGATCAAATTGATTCTACTCCTCATTCTGAATCTATTCCAGGAAAGCCCGGAGCAAAATTTGCCGAACAAAAAGATTTAATTGATAAAAAGTTTCAAAAACCACTTAAAAAGAAAAGTCCAGTTAATAAGGTACAAAAATGAATGTAATAAAAGGAAAGATAAAACCTATTAGAAATAATATTCTAGTATCAGATATGAACTTTGAAGGAACTACATCAGCCGGAGGCATTTATATTCCCAGCGATGATGGAAAATCAAGAGGTGTTAAACCCAGATGGGCAAAAGTTTGGGCTATTGGTCCAGAGCAATTTGATGTTGAAGTAGGCGAGTGGATATTAGTTGAGCACGGTCGATGGACAAGGGGAATCACTGTCGAAGAGAATGGAAAAGAAATTGTTATTAGAAGAGTTGACTCAGAAGCAGTACTAATCAAATCTGATTATCGTCCATCAGATGATTTTATTCCGAACGATTAAAAAAAATAAAAGTTATCATAGGGCCTTGACAGGCCCTATTTTTTTCTTTATAATAAAGGTAAGGAGTCAAATATGAGAATTGGGTTTACTTGTAGCACCTTTGATCTTTTTCATGCAGGTCATATTATGATGCTCAAAGAGGCCAAATCAATCTGTGATTACTTAATTGTAGGATTACAAACTGATCCAACAATTGATAGGCCAAAAGAAAAAAACAAACCTATACAAAGCATTTTTGAAAGATTTGTACAATTGCAAGCTTGCAAATATATAGATGAAATTGTTGTGTATGGTACTGAAAAAGATTTAAAAGATATTTTACTCAGTTATCCAATTAACATTAGGATACTAGGAGAAGAATACATGCATAAAGATTTTACCGGTAGAGAAGAATGTGCAGAAAAAGGAATTGAATTGCATTTTAACAAAAGACAACACTCATTTAGTACAAGTGAATTACGCAATCGTGTTGTCTATGCAGAAGATATTAAACGTATGAAAAATACACCATTATCGGAGACAAAATGACTGATCCAGAATATTCAGATGCAATTATGATGTTACATCAAATAGCTCGTATGATTGAAACAAAAATAGGCAAGGGCCTGTTAAGTGAAGATATACGAGATTGTGCTGACAGACTACAAGCATTAACTAAGGAAACAATATGACGTATGTTACTATAGAAAAGTATATTGATATCGATATCGACATGGAAGATTTTGATACCAATGACCTTGTTACTGAACTTGAGCGTCGTGGTGCTGGCACTACAGATTATGGCGATGGTAAAGACATATTAAAAGTTATCTACGAAAAACGCAGATTAGGCAAAGATTATCAAACAGAACTGGACCAACTTATTTGGTTAGGATTAGGAAAAATTGTATGAAAGAACTATGGGTAGAAAAATATCGTCCTAAAACTCTAGACGGATATGTTTTTAGAGATGTACATCAAAAAGAACAAATAGAAAGTTGGGTTAAACAACAAAGTATTCCTCATCTGTTGTTTAGTGGAAATGCCGGAATTGGAAAAACAACACTGGCAAAAATTTTGCTAAATGAACTTGAAGTAAATGATTTAGATGTTTTAGAAATCAACGCTAGTCGTACAAATAGCGTTGAAGATGTCAGAGACAAAATTGTCAATTTTGTACAAATGATTCCTTTTGGAAATTTTAAGGTGGTATTATTAGATGAAGCCGATTATCTTAGCCCTAATGCACAAGCTGCTCTCCGTGGAGTTATGGAAGAGTATCATACAACTGCTCGTTTTATCCTCACCTGTAACTACCCTAATCGCATTATCCCTGCTATACATTCACGATGTCAAGGATTTCACATTGAACGAACGGATCTTACTGAGTTTACCGCTCGTGTTGCTACAATACTTGTTAGCGAAGAAGTTGATTTTGACTTGGACACGCTTGATACGTTCGTAAAAGCGACTTACCCAGATCTTCGCAAATGTATACAGGCAGTTCAACAAAATAGTCTCGATGGTGCATTACAAAGTCCTAAAAAAGTCGACACAGGCGAACAGGACTATAAATTAGAAATGGTAGATCTTTTTAAAAAAGGAAAGATATCAGAAGCACGTAAACTTGTGTGCAGTCAGGCTCGACCGGAGGAAATGGAAGAGATTTATCGCTGGCTTTATGATAATGTTTCAATATTTGGAAATAACGACAATCAAGAAAGAGCAATTCTTATTATTAAACAAGGTTTAGTAGATCACTCTTTAGTTATTGATCCGGAAATAAATCTTGCTGCAACCTTGATCAGGTTAAGTCACGTTAATGAAATTTCAACCTGAAGATCCTGAAAAACGCAATAGTTTAACTTATCCTATGGAAATAGGAGCACCTAAGTTTGACCTTGTACCTGTAACTAAACAAAAAGATATCATGTTAAACGTTGCTAGGCTTCATGCTCAGCAAGAATATGATAGAATTATGGAATTAGTTAAAGTTTTACAGAAGCAGGCCGAACAAATAAAACGTAGAATTGAAATTACTGACGCGGTACATGCAGCAGAATATCAATTTCAAACTTATCATAATCAAATTTACTGGCTTGTACTTGATAATAAAGATAATAAAACAAGATTGACGCCTATGGGTCCAAATGATTGGACTACCGGAAGTCCGGAAAAATACGAATACATTGCTAGGGTCAAGTGGTTAGGTGATTACACTTGGATAGAAGTAGACATCAACGGAAACCCTGTATCATGAAACAAAAATTTATCGATCTATACATGGACTGGGCGAAAAGATTAAGTGAGCTTAGTCATGCTCAAAGACTTAAAGTAGGTGCTGTTATTGTTAAAGATGACTGTGTTATCAGTTATGGATACAACGGTATGCCAGCAGGATGGGATAACGACTGTGAAGATAGAGTATATGCCAATGAGTGGACCATTGACGCTGCTGAGTGGCAGTATAAAGACAACACTGGCCATCCGTATAATTTAAAAACTAAACCAGAAGTTCTTCATGCAGAATCAAACGCTATTGCTAAACTTGCCCGTAGTAGCAATAGTGGGTCTGGTGCTGATATTTTTATTACGCATAGTCCGTGTATTGACTGTGCTAAACTCATATATCAGTCTGGTATTAGTCGCGTGTACTACGATCAATACTATCGCGATAGCTCAGGAATCGATTTCTTATTGCGATCCGGAATTCCAGTTAAAAAAATAGGGGAGTAATCTCCCCTATTATTAGTCTCCGTATATTTCTAAAACTTCTTTGACTGCATCGTGTCTTTCTATATCTTTTGAATCAAATTGAACTATATCAATATGATTGTAATTATTATTTTTAATAAGATTACAAAAATCAATCAATCCATTATCTTTTAATCTATCTGCTTGTGCTAGATCTCCTGTTACTACCATTTTGCTCCCTTCTCCTAATCTAGTTAACAGCATCTTCATTTGATTTTTTGTAGCATTTTGCATTTCGTCTGCTACAATGTATGCATTCTTAAATGTTCTTCCTCTCATATAAGCCAGCGGGCTTATTTCTACAACTCCTTCTTCTAACATTCTGACAATATCCTTATTTTGATAACTTTCTAAAAGTACATCAAAAATTGGTCTTGTCCACGGTGCCATTTTTTCTTCTAAGGTACCTGGCAAAAACCCTAGGTCTTCATCTACTGATATGGCGGGTCTTGTTATTACGATCTTTTCAACTCTGCCTTCTTGCAAATACTTAATTCCTGCCTGAACAGCTAATAGAGTTTTACCTGTTCCTGCTGGGCCGACTGAAAGAACAATACTTTTAGTACTATCCTTAAGCTTTGAAATATAAGTTTCTTGATGCTTATTACGGGGGATTAAGTTGATATGCTTCTTTTTAAGAGGCAAATATGTTGGAAAATCAATAACGTTATCTTCTGAAGTAAAACGCTTTTTCATTCGTTGTTTACTCATTAAGTTCTCCTACTTTTAAGTAAAGTAGGACTTGTAGTGACCGCCCAGTAACTACAGAGGTCCTACAAAGCTATTTACTAGTTTAATCAAATTATAAACTTATATGATATTATTTCTAGTCAGATAAATAATTGAGTTGAATCACGGGACACGATCATGTACGATATTTTAGATGTAATAAAAAACGTTGAATCTATCTATTCTACTAATAGTAGTTTATCCGTTCTTAAAGATGTTGAACGAGTAT